TTATTTTTCCTCCTCTGATTCAAGACCTAAAGCCTTATCAATTAAAAATGCACAAAAATAAAGTGGCAAGAACACGATGCCTAGCAATAGGTATAAAAGCATATGCCAAACATTAGTGAATATAATATTCATTTTTGTCTCCTAGTTTTTAAGTTGGGGTTATTCCCCCCCAACCTACACATGAGTCGTTCCAACAACGCGCAAACATTTTTTCTTCTCGACTCATTATGTCTTTGAATTTCGCAACAGTTTTTCCAAGTACCACTTGGCTTTCATTAAATCTTGTTTGGGATTCTCTTTGTGTTTTGTTTTGTGCCTAAGAACATATTTAATGATGTTCCCTTCGCACCAACCGAGATCATTAGAAAGTATAAAATCAGTGACCTCTATCCCCTTCTTATAATAAGAGGGGCTAATCTTCTCAGCTTCTTCCCACTCTTTTTTTCTCCATATCTTAGTCATCGTAGTCTTATGCTCGTATTTTCACTATTGGCGACTCTGTTCTCTAAATGCTCTACATACATTTCAAGTTCTGCAACCCTTCCTGAAAGCATCTCGTCTATCATCTTCAAAGTTATTGATCTTTGATAACAAGCTGTCTTTCTCCATTTCTGTTAATGGTTCTGCTTGTATCATCTGTTTTACGTTTCCTAGTATTTGCTTGTATCCTTCGTAATTAATCATGGGTTCTCCCGTTCTTGCTTGGTTTATAAAATATTATTTTTTTAGACTGGTTAATAGTTTTCTTAGATTCTAATTCCTCTATTTCCTGTATCCTAAATAATGTATCTTGTGGAAAATTTGTTTCGCCATATCTTCTGTGTATGGCTTCTGACCTGAGTGGATTCTTTCATCATCTGACATAAGCTTCCACTGTGTATAGTTATAGTCGTAAGACTGTTCTTTATCGTATTCAAAAATTTCTAATGGTGTCATTTTTACCCCTCGTTGTTTATGTATGTGGTTTCGCTTTTAAGACTTAAACCACAAAAGAGTCTTTAGTGGTTATCTAGAAAGGTATATCATCATCATTGAAATCAGGCTCAGGCTCAGGTTGAGGCTCAGGTTTTTTCTGCTCTTGNGGTAAGTCAAGTCTTGCATACTTATACTCATTTCCATTCTTAGAGACTCTATTCCATAGAGCCACCCTCATTTCAACACTGTCAGCCTTGTCTTCTCTCAGTCGCCCCACTAAGGCTTTTAATAAGTCCTTTGTGAGAGTGACCTTTCCAGTCCAATCAGGCTGTTTGTCGTTTGCTTTATAGTTGTTTGTGTAAATCTGTCCATCAGATTGTAGTCTTTCTTCATATGCCATTGTTATTCCTCCGTTTGGCTAATGGTTTTTTCAGGTAATGTATCTGCATATTTGCTGATAGCATCGTTTAATTTATCCCTATGCTCAGGGAAAAATATCTTTAGGTCAGANAAGTCTTTTGCATTTGCTTTCATAAAAGATCGAAGTGCCTCTTTTGACTCATTCATAACCATTGTTTTCTCGGTTGCCTCTATGAAAGCATCAGCCCAAGCTTCGGTCTTCGTATCATCTGCCTTTGGTTCAGGCTTTGATACTTCTTTGGGTTCTTCTTTCTTTGGTTGCTTCTTTGCTACAGGCTGTTTGTCTTTATCTTCATCGGGGAGGTGATCTTCCCACACTGCAAAAACACTCATGCCTAAACCAAACATNGCTAAGTTTTTAACAAGGCATCTCATTCGGTTATCATTTACTTGTCTAGCATTCGGGTTGACTACAGCATTATTCTTATAGTCCATGATAGGAAGTGCCATGCTTCTAGTATGTCCTTCAATCTGCACTTGGGTTATTACCTCAGCAGTTCCATCGGGTAANGTTCTATAGGGTAGTCCATCGTAATCAACAAAAGCATATTCTGCCTGTGGATAATGCTCCATTAAAAGCATCCACGCTCTCGCCCAAGAAAGATAAGTTAGGTTCATCTTTTCTTCTGTGTGTTTAGAAACATCCACATTGTAGAGTGTCTCCCATATATCTTTGAATTTTATTTCATCCATTTGTTCTCTCCATATTTTTTACTTTGTTTATAAAATCTACTTGCTCATTCTTTATGTCTAAGGGGTTGCCCTCATTGAGTTCCNTTGCATGACCTTCGTAATATCTATCCTCTGCCTCACCCAAACTATCAGCCTCTACTTCATAGGCATATTCGCATGTTGCATATGTTCTAACGATAAACTTCACCCTTCTTCCTCCTTAAATTGATTACAAAACTGTGAAACACCGCAATAGCTTTCACACCTAGTTGAAACACCTTTGGCAATTTCAACACTTAAACCTTTGGTATCCTTTTGTTTTTCTAGATACTCGTCTGCTTCTTCCTGTGAGTGCAACACCCTTACTGCTGACTTCCTTCCTTTCTTCATAACCCTGTATGTGTCACCCTTCTTCCATCTCTCAGCATCACTACATGGAGGCAAGATTTTATTGATTAAGAATTCTGCTTCAGACTTCTGATGTAAGTCCACCCTCTCCTCAATAAAAGCTTCTTGTTTGTCTTTATCCCAAAGGGGTATAGGTATAACTGAGACTGGTGATATTGGATAGTTGCCACCGCTTCTTTGATATTGAAACTTGCTCCAGTCTCTAGCAATGGCAATCACATTTAATCCTTTAACATGCACACCACGCTCCATTCTATTGAGCCAAGCATAACAGTTGAGTTGTTGCTCCCATTCGGGCTTGCCATCTGTAAGTGCCGAAACAATGCTCCATGCGGAAGTGACCTTATAGTCTTTTAGAATGCCCTCTGAGACTGAAATGCTGTCTGTCTGACCGCTTATCTTCCACCCTTTGATACTGGCATACATCCTCTGCTCTGTAATCGTGTCCTCGTTGTCCTCATTGGCTCGCTCTAATATCGTGTGAACACTTTGACCTAGAAGCTTCCATATCTCGTCAGAGACATCTACTGTCATGTCTTCATAGTTCTTCTCTGTGAGTAATCTAATTTGAGGAGGTTGCAACAATCCAGTAACAGAAATAATAGAATTGCCACGAGTATAACTGTCGTTATGAACAGCCCTAATTATTTCTTCGGGTACGTTATGCTGATTGGTGTACTTCATTTAATTCTCCATATGCCAACACCATCCTCAAGCTTTCTTACTGAAAACTTTTTGCTTGGGTTTTTATAAGTGTGACGTAAACAAAAGTTGCTAAGGATTTTCCTCTCTGCATCTATTTTTGTTTTTGGTAGTTCTATTTTTATATGATCCCCTACCTCCATTTCGTCTAATGGCAAATCATATTTTCTTGGTGTTCCTCCGGCTCTCGGTATCGGTATACCTTTCTCGATATTAAACTTCATTTTTTTCTCCATTCATTCGGTGTTTTGTTTTCTTCTTCTTCTTGTTGTTGTTTCTTAATGCTGTATCGCATTGCGCCTTTTGTTGTCTTTGCTCTCTCTAGTGTTCCTTCAGCCGACATTTTATTTATCTCATCATCAAGTGCCACCACATCTTCATCTATAGACTCAATTAAAGCTTTGTTTTTGTAGTGTCTCTCGGTTTCAACCGCTTTCTTTATTGCTTCGGCATTGCACTTAGCAGTAGGTACAGAATATTCATCATCGTATCCTCCACCGCTTCGTATTGTTGGTGCATACTCTTTTGTTTTTTTTGTCATTCCTTTCTTCTTTTTGTTCTAGACGATGGGATGATGATGCCCTTATTAAAGGGTGGTGTCAATAAATATTTGACATAAGATAATAAGCAAATTAGTATCTTCTACATGGACAAAGACTTAGTGAAAATAGATAGCCTTATTATCAAGCAAGCTGTGAGAGACATAGCAAGTAAGGATCAAGATAGGTCACTAGAGGCACTAACATATTTCAAGTCCAAAGACTTTGTTGTTTTATGCGAAAGAAATAAAATTGATAGCGATAAGATCAAAGAGAGCGTAGACAACATTGTTGAATACCCAATAATTTCACGGAAAAAGATATCCAATGAGATAGCAAAACTCATTGATAAATCTTTTGTGGAGGGTGTTCTTAGTAAGTAGACACTTACTAAGTTTTTATAATAATAAGTATACACTTACTAGTAAGTATATACATACTAAGAGGATAACTATGTTAAGTCAACAGGAAAATTTTAGGTCGAGTATTGACCAAACAATCTATGCAGAAACCAATAGCAAGGGAACAGGGCAACACAAAATTTCATGCCCTAGTTGTCAGCACACACGCAAAAAAAATCGTAGAGATAAGCCATTGAGTGTTAGTGTTGATAGCGAGAAAATAATTTATTATTGTCATCATTGCGGAGTTGAGGGGCTAATACAAACGAAAGGAAATGTAATACAAATGAATCAAAAAACCAATGGCACTAAGCCAAAGAAACCAGTACAAATTAAATCCAATGGCACATCTGATAAGGCGGTTCAGTGGTTGAATGATCGGGGCATAAGTGTTGAAGTGGCGGATCGAGCTGGCGCTGTCCTGCTGCAGAAAAATAATAAACCAGTCATAGGTTTTACCTTCCCTCTAGCCGATTCGACAGATAAGTATGAAGCAGTAAAGTACAGAAGTGCCAACGGAACGAAAGACTTTTGGTGGGAGAACAACGCTACTAAGTTATGGGGTAGACAAGTTCACAATGACAGTTTAGAAACGATTGCAGATACGATAGTAATAACAGAAGGCGAGATGGATTGTTTAGCTATTTTGGAAAGCTTTTCTGATTATGCAAACATACAGGTTTACTCAGTTCCAAATGGCGCACCTTCAAAGATTTCAGATTCCAAAGTTGATCCTTCAGAGGATGGTCGGTTCAAATACGTTTGGGAGGAGAGAGAGAAGTTTGAAAACGTGGGTCGAGTAATACTGGCTACCGATTCCGATACATCAGGCGATGTCCTAGCAGATGAGTTAAGCAGAAGACTAAACAAAGCTAGATGCTACAGAGTTGATTACAGAGGCAACAAAGATGCAAATGACTTGTTGCTCAACACAAACAAAGAAACTGTTAGGGATGCAATACTAAACGCACCCCCTATACCCCTTCATGGACTCAATGATATTGAACACTACACAGATGAGTTCCAGTCTTTATATGAACAGGGAGTTCCGAGTGGAGTCAGCACAGGATTTCCCTCAGTTGATGAGTTGTTTACAGTGCAGACTGGTATGCTCTATGTTGTATCAGGTCATGCTGGAGAGGGAAAGTCATGTTTCTTAGACCAGTTAATAGTTAATGTTGGAAAAAATTACGGATGGAAGACATGCTTTTGTTCTTTCGAGAAACCTCCTTCACTGCATTCGGTTCAGCTTGCGCAAATCCTCACAGGGAGACCCTTCTTTGAAGGACAAAACAAAAGGATGAATCAACAAGAAAAAGATTACGCTGAAAACTGGATCAGAGAACACATCCTTTTTCAAGATTACATGGATGGTGGAATGCCTACGATTGAGTCTATTCTTGAGAAGGCAAGTTCAGCAGTAATGAGAACAGGTTGTAGGATTCTAGTCATAGACCCCTTTAACTTTATCCACACTACTCATAAAGGATTAGAAACTGATATGGTCAGCGACATGCTCACAAAAGTTCAGTTGTTCTGCAAACAGCATGACATTGTTTGCTTCTTTGTGGCACATCCAACGAAGCCTTTTCAAAAGGATGGAAAGAAGAACATCGTCACAGGAGTAGATATTGCAGTTATGCTTGGTTTTCTAAAGCAGACATGGGTTTGACAATTCACAGAGGAGAGGATAGTGTTGAGGTTCATTGTTGGAAGGCACGTTGGGGTTGGCAAAGTAAAACAGGGATGACAAAATTAACATTCAATCCTGTCAATGGTAGATATAGTGAAGCAGAAGAAGTCGAAGACAATTTCGATTGGGAAATCTAAGGTTCATGTCAATGATGTCGGCAATAGTCGATTGCATGATAAACACCTAGTAGGAATTGTTAAGTATGAAAACAGTAATACTGGTCGTGCCATTGTTTACGACCAACACCTCATTGATATTCTATTTCTACAGAAAGAATTGAACACTAGGCAACACAGCGTTTGTGACAAATATCTAGGCTTGGTTTCAAAGGGGATGCACCTGAATAGTAATTCATTTGATGAAAGAGTCTCTACTGGCAGATACTATATTGCACCCACTCCTAGAAGTTGCATCCTTATTAAAGTTCAGAGATACCTAAGAGAGTCATGCGGTACAAAGCATGAAAATTGTTTTTGGAAGTTGATGGTCGAATCACCTAGAAGCCCGAAGCCTTTTCAAATAGAAGTAATGAAGAAGTGTGCAGAAGCCCTATCAAGCTATTACTATATTAGCTATGACTCTCCTGTTTCTTTGTTTGAAGAAGCCCTGTTAAGCCAGTCTTAGCTTCCTCATCCACTGGACTACCATTCGCATCGTATGAGAAGTCATGCTTGGGTTCTTCCTTTTTGGTTTGAATGCCCTTGCTCTCAGCCTCATTCTGCACCATATGTATAATTTGTTTATTAAGAGATCGGCTCTCTTTTTTTGCCAGTGCATGAGCAAGTTCGTAAACCTCCTCCGAACACCTAATGAACAGATTTTTCATTATCATCTCCATAAATAATATCAGGGGCATCAAAGACCTCCCCGATTGCTACGCTCTCTCTCCCTGTCTGCCAATATCTACGTTCCTTCAAACTCTCTATGGCATGGGCTAAGTATTCTTCGTTTGCTTTTAATAAAGGATCATCTAGTAAAGTGATCGCATAAGCCATAGCATCCACTTCCTCCTCAAAAATCCAAACATAATGCTTCCATTCCGCACTTATAAAATAAGCTGATGGTGCTTCATCTTTGGGTTTATCTATCTCGTAGGTGTGTCTAATGACTGCAAACATTCCAATAGTATAGGCATTATGCAAGCAAAAAGAAAGCTGTATGTTCCATGTGGAACAGTGTT